TCGGTGGTAGAGTTAGTACCCCAATCCGGCGAAGGCCGGAGCGGGGGAAAAGTCTCCCGTCGTGCAGCATAAAATGAGTACTACATGGCAACTCTGTCGTCCTACCTTACTGACTTGCAGACAATCCTGCACGATCAGAACAACAACTTTTGGACTCAACAAGAGTTAACAAACGACATTAACGATGCCCGTCAGCGGGTGTGTCGTGATACCGGTTGTCTAAGAACACTTCAAGGTGCAGGGGTGGGTGTTCCACTCTCTACACCTATTGCTGCCTACAATCCATACGGCGGCAACTCCACAAATCAAACGCCTGCTACAGCTTGGGTTGCTAATACGGCTGTTACTGCTGGTCAATACGTATTTAACAATGTATTTATCTATCAGTACCAAACATCGGGAACGTCTGGCTCTTCAGCGCCACCTTACCCAACTCAAAACAACGTATTCCCTCCCTCGACTCCTTTTACAGACGGCACTGCTACCCTTCAGTATGTGCAACCTGCTGAGCAAATCCAATACGCAAGCCTCCCCTCGGGAACGCAAACGCTTGATGTTTTGAACGTCACCCTGTATTGGGGTAACTCTCGCATACCGCTGCGTAATTTGAACTGGACTGAGTTTAATGCACAGCTCCGGTACTGGCAAAACTACGTTGGTCGCCCTGTTTGTTTTTCTACATACGGTCAACAAGCAATTTACATCTCTCCTGTGCCAGATCAAGCGTATTACATTGAAGTTGATACGACTTTGTTGCCTACGCCTCTAAGTTTGTCGAATCCAACGGCGGTAGACCCGATCAATGACCCGTATACAACTCCTGTTGTGTTTTATGCCGCTTACAAGGCAAAATACAAAGAACAAAGTTACGGTGAAGCTGAAATTTACAAACAAGAGTACATCAAGCACGTACAAGCCGTGTTGAATTCAGTATTCACAAGACGCATCCCCGATCCCTACTCTTATTTCTAAACATGGCAGCATCAGAACAAAAAAAGTCCTATGCTGTCATTAAGAGCTTTAAAGGTCTAAATACCAAGGCCAACCGGACAGCTATTGACCAAGAAGAGTTTTCTTGGATTGAAAATGTCCAGCCCGTCGGATTCGGCAATCTGCGTGTTGTTCCAGGTCAAGTAACCATTAAATCTGGTGCTTTTAGCAACGCTGTTGCTTACATGACTTCTTTCAACATCAACAACACAGAATACATTTTTGCATCTGAGGCAAATGGAGCTGCACAGTATTGCACTCCCGCTGGAACTACAGGCAACGTCGCCGCATCTGGCACATTCAGCAGCTCAGGCGTTACTGCAACGCCTTTTAACGACAAATACGCCATCATTGGAGACCCCAACAACGGATTGTTCTCTTGGGACGGCACAAACCTTGTTTCTATCGGCTCTGTAGGCGTTATCGGCATTACAAACCCCGGTTCTGGCTACATTACAGCCCCAACAGTCACTATTAGTGCTCCTAACCAGACTGGCGGTGTTCAAGCAACGGCTGTTGCTACCGTTACATCGGGTGCTAGCGGCCTTGCGTACATCACAATCGGTTCTGGTGGCTCAGGATATACGTCTGTTCCGGCTGTTACCATCTCTGCACCCCAGGTTTCGGGCGGTACACAGGCTGTAGCTTATGCCACCATTCAAAGTGGTAATGTTGTTGCTATCACCATATCAAACGCAGGTTCTGGCTATCTTTCTGCACCTTCTGTCACCATTACTGGCGGTGGTGGTAGTAGTGCAACTGCCACTGCTGTTTTAAATACAGGCACAGTCAACTCCATCACAATCACAAATGCGGGGTCTGGATACACTTTGCCGCCCACAATTACATTGTCTGGTGGTAGTGGTAGCAATGCTGCCGCAATTTGTCAATTAACAACCTTTAAAACAGGTACTGTTGCTATTGCTGTGACCAACGGCGGATCTGGTTACGGGGCTAACGGTTCTTTCTCTGTGACCATCACAGGGGGTAATGGGGCTAATGCAGCCGCTACTGCCATTGTGTCGGGGGGTGCAGTCACTGAAATTATCATGACTAACCCTGGATCAGGGTATACAACTGCCCCAACAATTAGCCTTAGCGCCGGATCAGGGTCAGGTGCAACCGCTGTTGTAGTGCTCAACAACAATCCTATTGTGGATGTGGCGGCATTTTCGGGTCGTGTTTGGGTAGCACAAGGTCGTACAGTCACGTATTCTTCTGCGTTATCGTTTACAGACTTCACATCTGTGTCTGCCGGGTCATTAACACTGACTGACTCGACATTGACGGGCAACATTAACAGCATGTTGTCTGCCAATAATTTCTTGTATTTGTTTGGCCCAGACAGTATCAACGTATTTTCCAACTTGCAAGTCACCAGCACGGGTGCAACCGTGTTTACAAACACAAACGTGTCTGCAAGTATTGGTACACAACTAAGTTACGCCGTTTTCCCGTATTTCCGGTCTGTTTTGTTAATGAACAACTACGGCGTGTACTCTCTTGTGGGTGCTACAACGTCGAAAATCTCAGACCCGTTAGACGGAATTTTTCCGTACATTGACTTCAGCAACTATCAGGTCACTGGTGGTCAAGTCATTATTAACAACTTGCTCTGCGCCTGCTTTAATTTCTGGTACACGGGTGGACAAGGCTATACCAGCTCACCTCGCTTTATTCAAGCGGTGTTCTTTGAAAAAAAATGGTTTATTTCGTACCAAGGTAGCCAGACTTTTGTTACATCTGCCCCGTATCAAGGCAAGATCAACATGTACGGCACTGATGGCACAAACTTGTATCAGTTGTACTCCTCTCAGTCAGTGACTGTGCCTATGTATGTGCAAACTGCATTGCAGCCTATGAGCGATCCTATTCGCACAAAACAAGCATTAAAGTTTGCTATCGAGGCTACCGTCACGAACGCCACAAGTTTGATTGTTACAGTGGACTCAGAGACCGCAAGTAGTCCACAATACACACTGAATAACTTTGTCAACTGGATTAACAACTCTCAACAGGTTGTTACGTGGACAAATAGCAGTAGCGCAGTTGTTGCGTGGACATACATCTATGGGTATGTGTTGTACAAGTCTGACGCACAGCAGTACGGTAAATACTTAGGTTTAACGCTGAGTTCAAATTCAACACCATTTACGGTCAATACGTTCGAGTTTGAACACGAATTACGAGTGAGGTTCTAACATGGCTGTTCCATATACTTTTGCAACGCAAACAGGGTCAATTCCTTTATCAGAGTTGGACTCTAACTTTGCAACGGCTATTACGCTGGGTGGAACAAACCTTTATCTGGGGAACACTACCACCTCTATCACTGGCTTGACGCTGACATCGTCCACGTTTACCGGGACAATTAGCTCTGGTGCTGCCACAATCACTGGCGGAACAATTAACGGCACATCTGTTGGTGCTTCTACTCCCTCTACAGGCGCTTTTACTACCCTGTCATCTTCTGGCACGGCAACACTTAATGCGCTCAACTTAAATACAGCCCTTTCCGTTGGTAACGGGGGAACGGGAGCATCGACATTGACAGGATATGTGTACGGCAATGGCACAAGCGCCATGACCGCCACAACAACAATTCCTACCAGTGCTCTTAGCGGAAGTATTAACTTAGCAACTCAAGTCACGGGCACTTTGCCTGTCGCAAATGGCGGAACAGGATCAACAACATCAACTGGGTCTGGCGCTGTTGTTTTGGCAACAAGCCCAACGCTAGTAACCCCTGCATTGGGTACGCCATCTTCAGCAACACTGACAAATGCAACGGGTCTACCCCTGAGTACAGGCATAACTGGGACTCTCGGAATTGCCAACGGTGGTACTGGTTTAACGACAACGCCTGCTAACGGCGCTCTTGATATTGGCAACGGAACAGGATTTACTCGCACCACGTTAACTGCTGGAAGCGGTGTTTCTATTACAAATTCTTCCGGCGCAATCACAATCTCAGCGACTGGTTCTGGCGGCACGGTGACATCTGTTGCGGGGACGGGCACGGTTAACGGAATTACGTTGACAGGCACTGTTACTTCTTCAGGTTCGTTGACCTTGGGCGGCACTCTCAGCGGTGTTAGCTTGACAACTCAAGTTAGCGGCACGTTGCCTATCGCTAATGGTGGTACAGGCCAAACTACAGCCTCTGCTGCTTTCAACGCACTGTCTCCAATCACTTCTACCGGCGATCTGATTATTGGCAACGGTACAAACAGTGCTACTCGCCTAGCGATCGGCGCTAACGGATATGTTTTAACGTCTAACGGCACAACGGCATCATGGGTTGCTTCTTCTGGTGGTGGCACTGTAACGTCTGTTGCTCAATCATTTACTGGTGGCTTAATCTCCGTATCTGGATCTCCCATAACTTCCAGCGGAACATTAGCTCTTACAGTTGCCGGAACAAGTGGCGGTATCCCGTATTTTTCTAGTTCAAGCGCTTGGGCATCGTCTGCGGCATTGGCGGCAAATGCTTTGATGATCGGTGGTGGTGCAGGTGCGGCTCCATCAACGACAACTACGGGTACAGGTGTGTTAACTGCACTTGGAATTGCAGTAGGGTCTTCTGGAGCGTTTACCACCAATAACGCAGCAAACACTTTTACAGCCACACAGACGTTTAACGGCTCTACAAGCACGTTTGGCACTACTCTGCTGGACAGCAACGAAACGGTCAACGTGGTGGCTGCTGCGCCCTCTAGCACGACTAACTTCTACGTTCAAAGCGGCTCGGTTCAATACTACACAACCAGCGCTGCTAACAATTGGACGTTGAATATCGCTTTCAGCTCTGGCACATCGTTGAACACGGCTTTGTCAACAGGCCAATCGGTGACATTCACTTTGATTACTACGCAAGGTTCTACGGCTTACTATAACAACGCTGTGACGATTGACGGTACATCGGTAACGCCTAAGTGGATTGGTGGCGCTCCTAGTGCTGGTAATGCGTCTGGACTTGACGTCTATAG